GTCGAACTACTCCCATCAGTCGAATACCAGAAATTCAGCGCCTCTGATCCGCCGAATGCATTCAGGTTCATAAACCAGGAAGGAAGGATGGTCGCCGAAATTCCGTAACCAAAGCAGCCGACCGACGAAGAAGCAACAGTAGGATGAACCCAGAACTCGATTGTGAAATCATTTGAGCCCATGCCAGCAATCGCTGCCGTGTCGGCAGTGCTGGCAACTTGAATAGAAGCGCTGCCAGGGAAAGACAGGGAAGTAGAGCCGTACTTGACCTGCGTCGCAGAAGTAGTGGGGCTCCCTCCGGAGATGCTCATCGCATAGGCGTTAGAGCTTGAGTCTGTAAAGGTCGTACCTCCGTCGGTCCCCTCCCCATAAAGCAGGAGGTCTGGCGTTAATGCGACACCGCCGCCACTTACGTCGTTAAGATCTCCCAGCGCAAGGTCAACCACCCCCGTCTGACCGTTGACGCTGTCTACTGCACCGCCACTACTTACATCCGCAGGTTCCCATTGGCCATTAGCATCAACCCAGGTTAGGACTTGGCCGTCGGCTGGGTAATCCTTGAGACGGGTGTAATTCAAGGTTACAATAGAGTCGACTGGAAGAGCCAGGATAGCACTCTCGTAGATATTAGTACCGTCGAAAATAGTGATGTCGCTTAGGTTTGTCGAAATCCGAAAGAAAGGAGCACGAAACTGAAAAACTCCATCCACCAAGACGTCAATCAGGGTCCCAGCAGTGCCTGAGCCGTTGTTTGGTACGGCGTTTACTAGCTGGTCGTATACGTTCTCTCCCTCTCTGTTGGTAGTACTTAGCTCAAGGTAGCCGTCGCTAACTCTCGCTACATAGCCGCTGCCTGGGTTGTCATTACTCTGCACAGTCCAGCTTCCAAGACTGACTGTCACCGGCTTTACGTTTTGCAGGTCAAAAATACTTGGGTCTTCTTCGCTCGATGGCTCCCAGTAACTGTCATCACCGCTCCAAGTTAGTACTTGACCGTCTTCCAGCGACTGAGTGACACCGTACCCATTCGAGGCCGCCCAATCTTCAAAGCTCTTGATGCGAATTGTTCCAGTAGCAGTCGGATCTGATATAGTGACATAATCGCCAAAATGGAAGCCCGCTATCCTGAGCCTGGGGTTGTAAGCCCCAGTAGAGTCCAGATAGTCCGCTAAACCAGTAACATTAGCCTGGACTTCAGCTCCGTCGATAACAAAATTAATAATGCCGACCCCCTCGCCAGATGCCACCCAGGCTCTTAATGCGGCCTTGACATCAGCAGATCCGCTAGCGCTGTTGGTTATAGGCGATACGCCCATGTTTGTGGAACTGAGATAGCTGCTTCCATCGGTAAGACCAGAAGAGAAGTTGCTCTCGTGGGCGTATGTCCACTCCCATTGAGGTGCTTTTGTTGGAGTTGTTTCCACGTCTCCGATGTCATCAAGACTGGCAACACCACCACCACCACCAGTAGCTGTAATGGTGACGTCACCAGTAGCCTGGTCGACAGAGATTCCACTGCCAGCGATGATGCTAGTAACGCCGCCTCCACCGCCTGAGATAGTACCAGGCTGCCACTCGTTGTCTGCATCGTTCCAAACAAGAGCTTGACCGTCGGTGGGAGCAACGGTTGAAGTATCTACGTCCGAAAGGTTATCAAGGCTGGTAGCGCCACCACTCACATCTTCCCAGGTCAACTGCGCCCCGCCCTGTGACGTTAATACCTGCCCAGCCGTACCAGCGCTAGAGGGAAGAGTCAAAGTGTACGTCGCCGCATCTGCGTGAGGAGGAGATTGGATCGTAACGCCATGAGTATTGGCAGTGCAGTTAAGGGTAATCGAAGCGTCTGTGCTATTACCTCGTACGATAAAATCACCAGTGGTATCTGGTGCGATTTCTATGTCCCCGCCACTTGCACTAGAGATATAAAAGCTGTTTACATCAAGATTTCCGCCAAGCTGAGGCGTGGTATCCTGGACAATGTCGGTGATACCGGATCCACCGCCACTTACTTCAACCCAAGAGCTCGAGTAGTACACATAGTAGAAGCCTGTGTCTGACTCGTACCACAGATCACCGTCGGCCAGCGGTAGCCCATTAATTCCAACAGTCGGAGCGGTGTCGGAGACGATGGCCCGACCAGCAGCGCTAGTAGGGTCGAAGCTGACGATGCTGCCGTCGCTTGCTTTAGTGTAAATACTGACTGTTGAAGTCTCAAGACCCAGGACAATTTCGCCCTGGGTGATCTCATCCGTACCACCAGTCTGAATGGCCGCAACGATAGCAGCCTGGTCGTCCGTAGAATTTTTTAAGACAATCCGATCAGGGAAAACTGCCACGGGCCAACAGAGACTAGACTAGTATACCACCGATAATTGCGACTAGCATTCATACTCGATACTTAACACTATACTCCCTGAATACTCATAAAGATTATTCTGCATTCCGCCGCCAGAGGCAGTAACGCATTGCTGTCCATCCCAGATCGTATTGACACCACTGATACACGTACCGACACAAGTCGCCGTGCGATAATAAGGGCCAGGCCCAACGCACCAGCCAGGGACGTCGAAGCCACTAGTTTGCTGGGTGTAGGTGTCGAAGTCCTGGGGCGAGTTAAAGCACACCTTTTTAACTATTGTGTTAAGGGGTTGCCCTGGCTTACAATTATCTTCAATCGGCGGATTACCAGCGAAGGAATAAGAACTAGCGACGAGCGCCTGATTCTGCGTGGTGGTATAGCAATACTTTTTGGTGCAGCCATCGCACAGCGGGTCAGGAACACATTCGCCAGCCGAATTGCAAATAAAGCAGTCGGGGCAGTCCAGGTGACAATTGCAATCGCATGGCTCAATAGGATCACCCGGTGGCAGAGCCGGCCCGTCGGGCGGACAAACGCCACCGCATCCTGCGTTTCTGCATTCGCTGTAATTCGCAAACCCATTGCAGGAGCTGAAGCAGCATCTGAAAGTATAATAACCGCAGCTACACGGCTGGTTGTACATCGTGTAGCAAGTAGTGCAATTAGCGCAGCTAGTGTTACAGGTTCCATCCTCCTCGCACCTGTCGCAAGCACCCCTACATGCGTTTCCACCTCCGCAGTGACATGGTCCGCCACTGGAAATGGGCACGCATTCAGTGTAAAAGTCAAACGTTTTGCAGGTTTCGCATTCGGTGCAGGTGGTTGCGCCGCCACACCCCTCGGCATCTCTACCGTTTGACTTCTTGTAGCTGTCGCAAAACTTCTGGCACCTACCAGGAGGGGGGCACGGACCACAGTAACAGCTAACCCCATAGGCACTAATCCTGCAGCAGCGCCCACCACAGCAGTCATCACCCGTAGGGGCTCCTCCAGGGCCGGGGCTGCTGGCGACACCTCCACATCCTGGCTTGCTGCACGGCCCTCCCCCGACAGAGCCACCTGAGCCCGAACCTACCGGACCAGGACCTCCACAGTCGCTGCCGGGTGGGGGAGGTACCGGACTAGGTTCAACAGGGCAGTCGGTATTAGATGAGCCACTATTGGTATCACCGTCAGATGAACCTGTCGTTTTCGGCGGACTGCAGGCTCCACCGATACAGGACCACCCGACCGCGCACTGGCTAGAGTCAGTGCAGCCAGCATAAGTGCCGCCATTGTCAAAAACTAAAACATCATCATTTGTCGTGTTGGCAATGTTTCCATTGCTAATGAAATCCAGGGCTGCGTTGATGCGGGACTGAGTATTGCTTCTAAAATTCCAGCCCATCTAGCTCGACCAAGACTTGCCTAGGATGCCAATACATTGTAGAAAGGTGCCAAGGGGTCCCATTCCCCTGCAGTATTGGAATCCGTTAGTCCAGCCAGGGAGATTGTAGTCTTCCACTCAAGTGACCCATTAATCTCGACAGCCACATACATAGTAGCTAGCTGGTCCCCGTTGTTTGGCTTGTAAATAGCTATTTGGCCCTCCACTTCAGGTAGCTGAGGATCGGTTACGACTGCCTCAGTTTCATCCTTGTACAGTCGAGTGGTTCCAGGCACAGAGCTTGTTATGTACGAAACATAGAACTGCTTCTCTTCGTCCCTTTTCTTTGTTGGCCCGACAACAAGCCTACTCTTATCAATTGCCATCAGACTCTAAGCCAACGAAGTCCAGACCTGTCTACAACGTACAACTCAACACCGTCGATGTCACTGCTGTAGTAGCCCACTAATCGGTTGGGGGTCTCAAGAGGATCAAGTAAAGCGTTAGTATCTGGACGCACGTCAACAATTTCAATGGTTGCATTTGTAACCGTCGAAATGTCCTGAGTTCCAACGAAAGATCTGTTAATTGCCATGTCAAAACTTAGCGTAGTAAATTCCGTGAGCAAAAGTAAGCTCTACTGGTGTATTTTTGGGAAGAGAAACAAACCCAATAGGCTCGCAGACGTACTCCTTGCGTTGATAGGATACAATGCCAGCACCAGAAGCATCCATCCTGACCCAGTAGCCAGTGACGCTTCCTTCAAAGTCCCCTTTAATAACTGGCTTATTGCGGTAGCTCATGAGCTGATACTCGCGCTTTGCCCTATTTGTCTCGATAGCAAGATTGGCCAAATCTTGAATCCTGTTAAGGCCCCCGTAACCCTGTCCAGCTGGCATATCAAGCCTCCGCGATGTTGTACTGCTTCAAATTCCAGTAAAAGACCGCCTCGCGCCCGCTAACGAGACTCACACTGTTGGTGGTCTGCGCCACCGAAAAGATGTTGCCAGAGTCTGCATTGCCGCCAGAAACAGTGCTTACAGAGAATGTTAGGTCACCGGTTCCAGCGGTTGTAACTCCGGCTGAAACGAGGTTGGCATTATTGATTGTAAGAGAGTCAGAAGTCCCGTAGCCATAGCCGGAATTGTGAATCGTAATCGCGTAGTCCGTGGGTGACGCTCCTGAGTTTGTAACCGTAATATCCACAGTAAGCTCAACTCCGCTACCACTGGTCGTGTCAATAGGAATGTTTGTATAGCTACCATTGATACCGGAAGAAGGGGCCGCGGAAGGACTGCTTAGTGCGGTTACATTACCATCACTCCACACCAGCACCGCATGTGTAAAATCGATAGTATCGACAGACCCGTCATGAGCAAAGACAGTGCTTTTTGTAGCTAGAGCAACACCGTCATCACCATAGGCGGAAACATCTCCAATTTCGTACCCTATAACTTGACGGGCGTAGCCGGCAGTTCCCAGGGTAACCTCATTGTCAAGAAGAGTGGAGTCACTAGTCGTACCAGGAGTATAGGTCACTCCGGGGGCATTGACCAGGCGAGCTTCAAGATATTTTCCGACAAAACGATTCTGGACTTGAGTCGAAATTTCGTAAGCCGATAGAGGGGCTGCGATAGCCATAACAGGTAACCAGAATCGTTGTAGGGTTCCTATCAGGCAGTTGCGAAGAGGTCTTCTTCCACGAGAACTGCTGAATCAGTAAGCAGGTTACCTCCAAGCTCGATAGGAATACCACCATTACCATCGCCACTGAGAAGACTTCCGGTTTCCACGACCAGGCCCGCGCAGAAGCAAATGAATCCAGCATTCATTTCGTAGGTAAGGTCGCTAGGCATTTCTGGAACCAGTCCGTCAGCGCCCGGGGCAACCATGGTGCTCGAGGAGTACCAGCTAACGTCGACGACGAAAGAGTAAGCTCCGTCATTAACATCGGTTTCACCGTCTACGCCACCGTCAACGATTGGCTGAGAGTTGCCCACCAAGTTGTCAGGTAGGGTTACTGTTCCGTCGGAAACACCAGTCCATAAAGCGTCAACGCCAACAACAGCGCCGTCAGAGGTAACCCCCCAACTACAGGCGTCCATCCTCATGCCAAGGAGCTCGTCGTTCAAAGCGTCGTAGTAGCGGAATGGCATTCCAGGGCGCCAGTTAGTGGCAATGTCCTTACGCAAAGCCTCGGAAATAGAAAGACCAAAGGCATCACCTTTGACCAGCCTTGAGATGTAGTTTTCGTAAGAGGCAAGTGCTGAAAGAATTTCTGATTCTGTTTCAAAGAGAAGCGGCATAGGCACTTGCTCTTCCCTGATGTAGGGGCCGGAAACAGATGGCGGCTGCACAAACCTGCCGGTGAAAAGAACTACTTCGCTTTCCTTTTCGTCGGTACTGGTAGATGCGGTATTTACCCTATCCGGCGCAATTTCCAAAGTAGCCGTCGTGGTTGAGGACCTTACGGAGCTTGTGACAACTCCATTCAAAGCGTCTATAGCACTTAGACCGGCGCCGATCCCGACACCCCTGCTGACGGCGCTTTGATAGTTGGTCGTCTTCTGAATATTAGCATTGCCCTCTTGGTAGTACTCTGTCACCTGTCGAGAGTTACGGTAAAAGGTTGTCTCACTTAAGCTGTCATCAAACAGCTGAATGCTTCCATCGCTGACCCCTGCCCTCCAGTCACTAGGCTGTGCCGCCGAAAGGGTAGTGGCATATGTATCCTGAACAGTCTTAACCAACTCGTTGGCATCGCCGTAATAGTTGATCGTCTCTACGTATCCAAGCTTAATGGTGTTCTGACCCGGAAGAGGACAGCTCCCATTTGGATCGCAAGAGCTGGCGTAAAGCTGGCGACAATACGAGTACTTATCGGCGTAGTACTGACTGTTCGCCTCAAGAGCTGGGCCGTAGGTTTCTGCGTACACCCTTGACACCTGACCGCCAACTGCATCATAGTAGGTGGATTGAGTTTGAGTGCGAGTAGCGGATACGTACTGAGTGGTCTTGGCTAGCTGAAACTGCTCGGTGCAGCTGGCGTAAATAGGTGAAACTGGATCCAGTCCAGGACCAGCCGGGGGAGAAGGCTCGTTTCCGCAAGAAGAGGATGTCCTCTTTGCTGCCTCGGTAGTACTGGTCTGCTGAGCCTTGAGATAAGCTAGGTACTCATCTAGATTGGTTATCGACCCAGAAGGCAAGACCCTGTCGTAAACGATGGCCGGAAACGGCAGCCAGTACTGAGACACATCAGTAACTGTGTCGATGTAACCAGTGTTGTCATTAGCAAGGGCTCCAGCTGGGACCTGGTACTGAATCTTGAGCCTGTCGGGGATTGGCTCCGTTCCGGCTAAAGGGCTTACAGACAGAGCTGTGACGCCGGAGACAGACAGCCACTCGCCCGGAGCGTGTCCAGCAGTAGTGTCGCCATCAAACAGTACTCCCGACTGAAGATCTCCTTGGTTGTCTTGATAGATGTACTGCCCGACCGAAGCAAAAGCAGCAGAAATGTTTTCGAACCTCTTCTGTGCTGGATCCAGGTGGATAGGGCTTAAGTCAACCAGCTCATCGACCTGGTCGTTGAGATTCATCAGACCCAGTTTGCAGATAAGCTCGACGATTATGCTGTCGCTTTCAGTGTCATAGGAATTGGTAAGAACATAGAGAAGTCCCCTAGGATGTCGCTCTGTGGTTCCATCGGGATACGTTACCTCAAGAACAGCCTCCATACCCCTTTTAAAGGCATTTCGATCGTAATCCTCGATAGAAGAGGAGCCCTGCTTACGGCCAAGGACGACGCTCCCAGTTGTGATCAGGCAGCCAGTATTGTACGCCGTATTGTCGCTAGCCGTCCAGGCGGTCATGGAGGAAGTGTAGTCAATCCCCCCGATTGTCAGCGAAGCAAGCCGTGCGCCATTTGCAATATAGGACATTAATCAGACCTCCATCAAGCCGAAGGACACCACCGTGTGAGTCGGGCTCAGCCTTACATAAGAAGGGTTGACAGAAATGACAGCACTTGTATTCACGTCAGCTCCAAATGTATTGTCGAAAACTCCTACGGCTACAGGAAGCCCAGCAGCTCGGTCAGTGTCCCAAGCTCTAAACATCTCGTCAAAAGTCTCTGCCTCGGCCCTGGTCACGATTGAACTAATCGCCCACATGTATTTCTGCCTGTATGCTGGCCCAGTCAGAATATTCGAGCCCGTGATTGACCGGCTAAATCCAGCGTCATCCTGGTATGACCTTGGCATGTCCGTGCTGCCAAAATTGTCGATTGTAATATTATAAACAGGCGCACCCGCGTCTGGTGTGAACGAAATGACGATTTGGGCCATCGCGAATGCCTAGCTGGGCTAGGATTCCTAAGCTTCAGCCGCAAGCCTTTTGTAGTACTTTACGTTTTCTTTAGTCCTTGCGCCCGCGAACTGATGCTTATTGGTCCTAACCGCTTCCTTGAACTCATCAGAGGCCGCTGCAAGCGCCTTGAAGGCCTCGTCGTAGTCCTTTTTGAGGATTGATACCACTTCGTCCGAAAGGTCGTCCAGTATGGCGTCTGTGTAGGCCATGTACGTATAGGCGAGAGCATTCCTGAGCTGCTCCTCGCTCATTTCATCAAGAGGAATCTCTTCGAGTCCTGGACCGTAAGTCAAACAGGCCTCGCGGACCATGTTCGCCGTATGCTCAGGATTTCCGAAATCGAACATAGTCCAAACAGTGTTTTATCAATGATACCTAACGTGCCTCAGCTTGGCCAGCTGTGTCATGACGTTATTAGCGGCCTGCACGGGGTTAGCGGCTTGAATGGTAACGTTGTTCTGGATATTGTCGCCAGCCTTGGTAACGGCGCCTCTTACAGCACCTGAGCGCCCTGCTGACGGCACGGAATTGATATTAACGCCACCAGCCGGAATGTCGAGCTGGCTCGTAAGGTGGGCGGGAATAACAGTACCCTTGGAGGGCGCCTTCCACATGCCCCAGGATGGAGCATTGATCTTGCTCAGGCGGCCACTAGCACTCAAGAAAGCCTCCTGGCCTAACTCGTTAACAATGTAGTTAGTACCAGCGCTTGTAGGGCCACCAGAGGCCAGCATTCCCCCGAAGTTAACCCAGCCCTGATCCGCAACATCGTTGGCTGACTTAACTTTCTTACTGTTTTTGCCCTCAACACTTTTTTTCTTGGCTTCAACTTTATCAAGGATTGCAATGGCATGATTCCCGTACTTGGTCCATTGCTGCATTTGTTCGCGCATGTAGGTCAGGGCTTCCTGGTGATCTGCAAAGCGTTCGCTGGCAAGCCTACCAAAGAAGTCATCGTACTCCTTTTGCATGTCCTTGAGTTTTTGCTCCTCGTCCTTATATTTTTTGTCGAGCGTAGCGATTTCCTCCTTAAGATTACTCATTTTTGTCAGGTGCTTTTTCTTCTCGGCTGCCTCAATCGTCTTGAAATCACCTTCAGCCTTCTTTTTCTCTACCTCCTTCGCAAGAGTAGCGTCCTTCCGCTTAGCCAGCAACTCTTCTCTCTTGACCGCCTTGTCCATTTGCTCAAGGCGAATCTTCGTCTGCAGCCATTCCTCGGAGCCGACGGCAAGAGTGTTAAGCTTAGCCGTAAGCTTTTTGCGTTCAAGAGCATCTAAGGCTTTTTCGGCAGCACTCTTTTTGTCGAGAAGCCCAAGCTCGGCGTCAATGGAGTCAAATATTTTCCGATATCTCTCGTCAATCTCGGTCATCCGCTCCCTGTGAGCCTGCTTATATAGCTGACTAACGTCCTTATAGCGATCCTTCTCTTCGTCCATGCTGCGCTTGATCTCGGCACGCCTCTCCTTCTGGCTATCCTTGAAAGCCTTTAGCTCAGTTCTCTGCCATTCGATGGCAGCCATAGCCCTTTTCTTGGCGGCGTCCTGGTTCTTGCGAGTTTGATCATACTGTTGTTTCTGCTGTTCGATATACTCCTTGACTTCTCCGGTTAGCTTTTCAGTTGCAAAAGCAAGTTTTTCACGATCCTTGAGCGAATCTTCTTCCAAAGCATTGACCTTCTCAAGGGCCTCCGCTTCTCTGTCGAGCTGTTCAGCGTTGGCTCCAATAGCAAGCGCTGCAACGGTTGCCGCGGCTCCGGCAGCAAGAGCAATAACAGCAAAGTTACCCATGAGTGTGTTTACGACTGCCTTTGCGCTTGCCAGGGCCCACTCAGCTGCGGTCCAAAGCTTTGTCGTCACCATGATTCCCTTGATAGCAGCGGAGAACGCGGACCAGTTCTGTGCAATAGTAAGACTTACAAGTACACCCATGCCAACAGCTGCAGCCGCAACCGCAGGGGCAAGTTCACGCATGTTTTGGGTTAAATAGCTAAGGTCATTAGCCATCTTGTTAATCGAATCAATAACGAGCTGCATGGTACCTGAAACAAGGCCACCCAGCACAGCGTCAAATTCATTAAACGCAGACAGTAAGTTGCCTGCAAAGCTTTCAACAGCAGATGTCATTGCCTCCAGTTTTGCGGCAAAAGTCCTGTCCATCTTTTCCGCGATAACCTGAAACGCAGAACCCTCTTTTGTCATATTCGCCAAAGCAAGCGAAACTTCAGAGAAGCCAATCTTGCCTTCTTCGGCCATCTCTCGAACCGCTTGCGTGCTGACGTCAAGAATCTTTCCAATTTCCTGGTAGATAGGAATACCCTGGTTCGCGAATTGCATCAAGTCACGAGTGTAGGCCCTTTGGTTGGCAGCAATTTGGCCCATGTTTCGAGCCATATGAGTCAGCTCGCCACCAGTGGCTGAGGCGACGATTGCAAGCTTTTCCACCTGGGTGATAGCTTGATCGGTCTCAATACCAAAACCCATCATCGTTCGAGCCGCTGTAGCGACCTGCTTAGCCGTAAACGGCGTAGCTTGCCCGATTTCAACAAAGCGCTGGTATGCATCAGATGCCTCTTCGACACCACCGGTGAAGCCCTGCAGCTGAATGAACAGGACCTCCATCTCCATACCTGTATTAACAAAACTACTAACAGCACCTGTCAGCATGTTAAACGCGCCCATCAAGCTGGCAGCCGAAATCTGGGAGCTGGTCAACTTGTCTTGAAAGTTCTGGAGTCCACCCCCCGTACCCATCTTGTTGATACGTTTTTGCACGTCGTCAATAACTGTCTGCAAACGCTTCCAGGTACCAGTTACCTTGCCGGTTTCATCGTTGAATTTTTTAGTATCACCCTGAATGGCCTTCAGGATTCTCATTTGACGCCTTAGGGCGTTTGGAGTTTTACCGAACTCTCCATTCATGGCTTTAGCAGCCACCTCAATAGCCTTAACTTCTTTGGACGCCTTTTCAACTTCCTTAGCGACCAGCTCGCCGCCTTCCATCGCAATTGTAACCTTCTTCTCTACTGGCTTTCCAAGGGCATCGCCCATCATTTTTGCCATGCCATCAACGCCCTTCTCGTAGACCTGGAAGAAAGCGTTAATAGAGTCGACTGCCTGCTTATTGTCTACCTGGAGGTCAAATACAAGCTGATTACTCACAATTGTAGGCCCGAGTCTTGACTAGGCTTCCATAAAAAAAAGCCCCCTTTCGGAGGCATGCCGTAAGTTCCACGGTTACGGACTTAGGAGATGGATTCAACCACACCAGTTGCTTCTCCAGCGCCACTGTCTTCGGTAATGGTAACCGTGTCGCCAACCTCATAACCGGAACCGCCGTCAGTGATGGCAATACCGAATATGTCTCCGTTGGCGAAGGTGGTTGCAGTGCCGGTAGCGTTACCTGACAGCGTGATGGCGACACCTGAAGTAGAAGTCTCTTCAAACGGCGTCACAGTGGTGAAGTTGTACAGGGTGGCGATGCCACCCGTAGAACCTCCAGTCAGCTAATTACCAGTGTTCTCGTCGAGTTCAACGACGTAGCTACCGTAGCCAGTCAGGGAGCACTCCCAGGACACGATAGAAGACACTTCGTTGGACTCAGTGTAGCCCATCAGGGTGCCGTAACCATAGACGGTCTCAACGGTGCCGGTAGGACCCACACGAGCGATCTTCACGCGCAGGGCGTCAGCCACGGTGTTCTGCTCGGTAAGACGCAGGATCTGGTAGCCAGCGTCCTTGAAGTCAGCAATACCAGCCAGGGACATGGTCCAGGACTTGGTGGTAGCAACAGCCTGGTTGAAACCCTTGGTCTCGTCGTCATAGGTGTAGATGTCCTCAGAACCGGTGTCGGTCTCGAGGGAAGCGGTCGTCAGTCCATACAGACGCACAGGCTTCATGGTGCCGTCAGTGGGCTCGGCCACGGGGCTAGCGCCCAGGCTGAACACGCCAGCAGCATAAGTGATCTTTTCGTCCTGAGCGACGGTTTCGGAGATATCGACGAAAGCAGCTGCGTCTGCAGCCACGCCGCTAGTGACGCCGGTGAAGGCGGTGTCAACGGATTCTGCCTTGAGGGGGATCAAATACAGATCGTACCCGAAGGCAGCAGAGAAGTTTGCCATATAGGAGAACGGACCTAGATCCGCATGAAGGTACCTCGGACCTTCTACGGCCCGTTACACTATTCTTCCTAACACCCTCAGAGGGCAATAATTGGGTTCTCAGACGAGATCAGGATCTTGTTCTGGACCAAGGACCCAAGGCCGTCGGTTGTGGCCACTGTCTGGATGGCTGTAGCGCCCTGGAAGCGCTCCATTATCCTCCGGGTTGCAGCGTGCAGGTCTGCGCCAGTCGAGGGCTCCCAGGCCACCAGGAACAGACTCCATTCCGTCTCAATATCCAGACTGCCAGTTAAATAAGCTCTCTGAGACATGTTGCCCGTGTCTTGGATAATGCATTCGACCCCTTGGACCTTTCTGAGGGCGGGCAGGTCTTCCCCTGCTGACATGATCGAAAGGGCTGTCAGCGTTTGACCCTTTTTAAACTGGTAGGTGCCAAGCAGAGAGGTAAAAGTAGCATCCGCAGCCAAGGTGTCATAGATGACCTGAGCAGATGTGGGAAATTGTTGTGCCATGGCCGCCAAAACCTACGTTTCTAGTGTTCCTTTGGGTAAACTGAGTGTAGACATAACCACTGGAGGCCTCATGAAGCCGACGAAGAAACGAGTAAAACTCTCTCGTGGTAATGTTATCTATATGATCTGATGCATTCCTCTCAGGATTACGCTCCCGTCTACGAGCGAGTTTCAGATTATCTCTACAACATGTCTGCTTTAACACGTGGCGAGGCCCGCCGTCAATGGCGCCAAAGTATCAAGGATGCATGGAATAACCGGTGCGCCTACTGCGGCAAGCCTCCTATCGATGACGATTCACTGACGATCGATCACGTCCGCCCCAAGTCTTGCGGTGGTGAGGATAAAACTTCAAATGTAATCCCTGCCTGCCGCGAGTGCAACCAGGATAAGTCCTCAAAAGAATGGGTCGCATGGTTTCGCATGCAACCCTTTTACACTATTGAAAGCGAATGGCGGATTCGCCAGTGGTTGTCCGGAGGCCTTCAGAACTTTGGTCCCTACGACGAGGAAGACGCACGCATCGTAGACGAGTACGCCAACCGCGTCATGGGGACATGGCCTCAGGGATAAGAACAACATCTTCCTGAGCGACTGCCTTAGTGTGTATGTAGGGAACGTGTAGATGATGCCTGTTCCCGTCGTCATCTACAAAGACCCTTGGCTGCTCAGAGGCTGACTCCATGGCGATCAACATACCTTCCCAGCCCTCTCCCTTGCGAACCGGATGCAGTAGCATAGCATCCTCCGCGACAAACGCGCACATGGTCGGGGTATAGGCAGAACTGGCCGTTTCTGTGACCTCCTTGAAGCAGAACAAGGCCCAGCTAGGCAGGGTTCTTCTTTTCGCCATTTCGAGCATAGCCGAACCGTACACATAGTTAGCACTGTTCCCACCAAGGCGAGGCTTGTAAAAAGAAAAGTCCTCCCAACCCGGCGGCTTTTTGTTTTTCTTTGGATCTCTATTTTGATTAGCCAAGAGTGCCGACACCATAGCCACCGGCCTCTCCTGGTCGTGCATCCTTTCCCTGTAGAGGTCAGAGCCGCGAACGTAAGCTGTTACGACGTATGGATAAGGCAAGGAAGAGTACCTCTCCCAGGTGAACTCGGGGTCCCCTGGGAACATTGACTTAAGGCGCCAAAAGTACTCCTCAAACGGTAGTGCGTCCTCTTGGCCTACGCCTTTCCCTCAGCGCCCTCCTGGCTCTTGTCAACCTCCTTGGCCGCGGCCTCCAGGGCATCGACGCATTTCTTCTCTTCTTCTGAGTAAAGCTTGAACAGGGCTGCTTGCAGGTCAGGGTGCAAACCGATAGTATCCGCCGGATCCCAGTCAGGGTTAACTCGGGTCATGATCAAGGCTGTGGCCGTGATGAGGCGAAGCTTCTCCTCATGAGCAAGCATTGAAGCCATCATCTTAGAGATTTCTTCCCTGTTGTCATCGACATAAGCGGGAGGATTATCTTCGCCGATAGCAGCAAACACCTCATTCGCCGTCACACCAGCTTTGGCTGCAATTGACTTGGCTACCATGTAAGCCTCGGTCAGGGCTGCACTGTTGCCCATTGCCTGCTGCACGATAGCTTTTTCAGCCACGGTCAGGTAACCCTTGCGCTCAATTTCGATAATGCCGGACAACTCTGTGCCAATCTGCTCAACAATAGGCTGGAGCCTAGGTTGGACTACAAACGGCAGTCCTTTGCTCTTCCGGGCCATCTTGGGATCATAAAGCTGGGCTAGGATACCTATCAGGCTTCGCTAAAGGCCTTCTCTACCTGGGCCTGGTATATGCCCTTCAGATCGTACTTAGCAATGCCGTTGCCACCCGTAAGAGTGGCTTCAACCCACGGGCGAGCAGGTAGTAGCACGGTGCTAGCGTTCCTGTTGCCATAGGGCGTAATAGCACCACCGTAATGCACTAGATTTGCGTAGGGAGCTCCATACACAATAACAGTCTGCACTTTTGTCTGCATGAACTTAGTCTTAATCCTGAGGGAATCCCTAAGCGCACCAGTATCAACAATGTTTCTCATGCCAGGGTTAGCTGCCTGGCCGTTTTTGCGAAAGTACGGATACTTAGGGCTGAACGGGCCCCAAACATTTGATTCAAGAGCTGTGTTAAGAGCCCTTGGCAGGTCTGCCTCCACAATGTTACTAGCCCTTAAGCACCCGGTCTGAATGGCTTTTGTGATTCTTGGAGCATCATCTCCCTTCTTCTTGATCTCCGCCTTTGACGGCAGAGTGATGTCCATCTTCATTTCGAACTTCTTTTTCATCAGTTCTGCAGCTCCCCGCCAGTGATCTGGATCTCCACTCCGCCGATCTCGCTATAGATGATTGTATCGATCCCCTGGCCGCCAAAGGTGCCGCTAGAGCGCTGAATCTTAGCTGCAGGCATGATCGGGTCCTGTCCAAAGCGAAAGGGGCACTCCTGGCCCGTAGAGAGCCAATCGTACTGCGTCGTCACCTGCTGCCAGGTCAACCCGGCCTCGCTAGACGTCTCCAGGTCCCAATCGGCAGGCACTTCTACCCACTCCAGGGCGTATCCACGGTAGTAGAACTGGTCACCAGAGGCGCCAGGCATCATTTCGCCGTCGAGCTGAGAGGGAAGTGGGATCATTTTCGATCCTGAACTCACTCCAGAGTACTGAGCTCGCTTAATAAATAGCTTGACCAGGTAAGCACTGGTGTCGCTGGTAACCCATCGGCCATCTACCTGAGCAATAGTACCTTCATCAGGCACCAGAATGCGGGCGTTCTCGTACGGGAGCAGCGGTGAAGCCATTTTCGTCCATCCTGGTCACAGTAGTCTTCCCATAAAGAAAGGAGGGCCACCTCAGCTTCCCTCCTCTCCGCTACGCTACGTTCCGTGTCGCTAGCCTCGCTTCGCTCAGCTCTGCTCAAAAGACATCTGCAAAATCATTCTAAACAGTTGTTCTTTGATATAACGTAACTGCTCTTGTTCTTCAGCTGGTCTTGCCGGTGAACCCGGCCATAACCTAATCGCTTCACTGACTGCATAATACAGAGTTTTAATCTCTGAATCATTCATCCTGACTTCAAAACCCGCGATATCGTCGTTCATTTGCGGCAACGTGCGCAGGACTCGATCTCGCCTTGTAGATACTTGGCATAAGATGCGTTCATGACAGTAAAGTCATTACAGCCTTTGCACCATACTTGGCAAGTATCGCTGTGTTTTGCCAGTTCCTCCATCATTTTATTGATTTGAGGGCTGTTTTCAGGATGCGATGAAGACATGAGGTTGTGCCAACTTGATACAGTTTACCTTAAAGGCGAGAAATGAGCTTGAAACCAAGGCGTAACAGTAACAAAAACAGCAGAATTACACCAAAACCAGCTATTTCTTGGTGTAATCGTGTTGTATCCATGCTGACAGGGCCAAAATCAGCCCACAGATGGCTCGGGATCTCGGTATTACGAGTCATCAGGAACGAATAAGACGTGCGGTACCATAACCACCCATGCCATCAGCGCCTGGAAGCATGCTGCCAAGACAAGAACAGAAAGAGAAGTACCTGGCGATCTCATTACGGATCTGGTTTTTCTCTTGGGTAGTACCGGGAATACCGCCGCCAACTACTTCCCACTCCAATACGTCAGCCTTAACCAGTACCTTACCTTCAGTATCACCAAGGTTCTGATTAGATTCTGCCTGGTCAGCAGCTTCATACTCATCCAATAATGCCCGAACACGTAAAACAGCTTCCGGAGACATATCCTCCAGTTGATTCATACAGTTCTGTGTGCAATCAAGCGTGTATGTTCCAAAAGGAAGTAACAACGCTTCAATGACCCGCAGATCATCGCCAGCTTCCCAATTACCAGAAGTATCTAAAGCCATGATTGGCATAATATGAGGTCAATACTAGGGTTCCATCTGGTATAATGAAGCATAACAGACCCCCTTGCGACTCTGAAACTGTGTTAAAATACTCCTTAGCACTGCTACTTGCCGTAAGATGCAGACAAAAAGACGCAGTACTGCAACTCCTTGGTAAAATCTACCACAAAATGGACGAAGATCAGGCTAAAAGTGTCATGAATCGCCTCATCTACCTATTAGAGCCAACAGAAAGAGATTGGATGAAAGGGTTAGCTTGATCGCTGGCCCTTTTTTATTGCCCGCATCCCTGAAAAGTCGTTTCGAAAAAATTTTAAAATTTTCTGAGACACATCCTGATTGGTCTAAATGAGAATGGCGGGGACTTATTGAGAGATGGGTATGGGATTTTTTGTGAGAATTTCTGTGGGGTCTCTCTACGCCCCCGGGTTAGGAGATTGGGGTGTAGGGGTCTACTTATTACCGTGCAATCTGATTAGGTTCTTATTCTTAATGCACAAGCGATTCGGTTGATGTTTGTAATAAGCAGCGATTGCTATGTGTTTGTATTAACCGGGTATATGTTTGATGTTGTTATATCCGAAGGATTGCAGATTGTTATTAATAACTATTTGATTGGGTTTGTATTCTTAATAACTTAGTAATACGTATGTATTAGTAATAGATTTGAAATAAAAAAGTAAATAAAAACAACGAGAGATTAGAATATGTAGTTGTTTGTATTACCAGCCCGATTGCGTTGCTGTTTGTATTACCCACAGACTAGCATGTTATTACTATTAACGTGCAATCGTATTATATCCCTATTACTAATAGTAAAGCAATTACTATATAGTAATATCTACCTAATTACTATGTATTAGTATATATACTCAATAACTATCTATTAGTAATACTACCTCAATCTCTCCCTATTACTAATGCATAAGGATTATTTTAATAATAGTAATAGCTGTAAATAAAATTAGGTTTCTATTAGTAATAACGCCCTCCCCTCCACGTAATTACTAATACCTTCCAATCCCATCTGTAAGCCTCTATAACAGCGACTACTTATATTATGGGGTATTCTTATCTACGAAGGACTAGAGGGCTATTACAATCGCTTACAGAGTACGATTAGAAGGTGTTAACAATACAAACGCAATCGGGTTAGAATAAACAATTCAAACTCGAATCGTTATGTATTAATCTACTTAGCCTTGAATAGATTAATACACAGGGATCGTTATGTATTTATAAATCCCTGCTATTCGTTTCTGTCCTAATTAGCAATCTGAACTGATTGCGATTGTATGTTAATTATATTTATGTGTTAAAGAGTATTATATATATAAGTATACTGCAACAATATGTATACAAAGTGTATACAATATGTACACAATCTGTGTACAATGTGTATACAATTACTGTACAATATGTATACACCATGTATAACAATATGTACACACTTTGATTAGATTCCTATTTATAATAGCTAACGATTGGCTGTTAAAAACAATTACATCGAAGATGGAATTGGAGACTATTTTTAATAGGCTGGGGCGACAATATATTTATCACCATTCTCTCAGTTACGACTCATGACGCTCTCA